GATTTCTCTATTGGAAAGTTAATGCCGACCGCTCATCCGAATTGCCGTTGTACGGCAGTTTTAATTCCTGGTGAGCCTAGTGCGGTCATACAAGAACCGATTCCTCCAACTGGTGAGTATGAAGGATACAAGTTAGGTCAACCAAAAAACTCTCAAAGTTTTGATCGTGGTCAAGCAGATGTAGCAGCCAACAATCTTCGCGATTCTGCTCGAGTAGGCGAGCCTAAAATTACCCGCGATGTAATCGATTTATCCAAGACTCACGGGGGCGAAATGGTTGGTTTGGAATATCGCCTTAAAGCACAGGGATCTTTGGCGGAAAAAATACAAACAACAGCGAGAGATAACGCCACAAATGTTGCGGTCGAGTCGCGGAATATGAAAGATGTTATTCGCTACACAATGGTCAAACCCGAAGCAGGTTATATTGATATGACCAACAATGTAATTACTGATTTGAGATCTCAAGGCTACACAGTGCGAGTGATAAACAATTGGAAGCCAGGAAGTCCCTATCTTGGAGTAAACGCTCAAGTCGTTTCACCGACAGGACAAATGTTCGAACTCCAATTCCACACACCGAAGTCACTTGCTTCCAAAACCAAGACCCACGATTTGTACAAAAGCATTAGAAACACTCGAGACCCAATTGTTATCGACCGAATTGATAAAGAAATGGTTGAGATCGCGAAAAGCGTCCCATTCCCTAAGGGTGATGTTGGTACTTTGGGCGATCCGATTCTTACAATTCAAAAACATTATTCGGGTCAACACAGTCAGCAATCACACGCAGGGGGCGGATCTAAGGGCGGGGGAGGAACAAGTGTCGGACTATTCCCAACTCCTACTGAATCAGGTCGCAGGAACTTCAAAGAATACGAAGAAAAGGTCGAATACTACACAGAAGATGAACAATTTCAAGTAGCAGCGCAACAATGGCAAGGAGAAGATTATCGTCGAGTTCAAGGGGGATTACTTAGTGGAAATCCTTCACAAGAGGCTCAATCAGTTATCGATAAGTTTGATGAACATATGGCTCCGCTAGATGACTTTGATGGAGATTTGTTCCGTGGTCAAACAGAAGGACTCGATAATCTCAAAGTAGGTGATTCTTTTGTTTCGCCTTTGTTCCAATCTACAACTACCGATGCGATTACTGCGGCAGGTTTTTCAAAATCAAGTGGAGGTGTATTAGGTGGAATCAAAGAAGGTCAGTCAGCAACAATTCTAAGAATAGACGCTATGGACGCTAAAGGGGTACTAATTCCAAAAAGTCAAGAATATGAAATTGTTTTGGCTCGAGGAACCCGATTTACCGTAGAAGGCGTTTCAGATAAAGTTATCAATGGAGTAAATATGAAAATAATCGATGTTACGGCGGAGACACCTGATGAGTAAAAGAGAAAGATTTGCGGGATCAATAACAGAAGGTGCTAAGTTTTTACAACAAGGCAAGACTGCTATACTCAAAATGGAGGGAGATATGATTACATACTTCGGACAAACCGATATGGGTAAGACGATCTTTGCTCTTTACCGTAAAAGACCAGCCGACGGAATCACCTACCAAGAACACTGGAACCCAAGTACAAGTTCATGGGATACAACTACGAGTTTAATGCGGTTGTTAACAGGAGGGGACTGTACACTGTCCGAGATCCGAGAGGCAGACGCTATGAAGGCGTTTCCCACGGCATTTCCCGCCTAGTTTGGTGGATACTTAGGGCGGAGGAAATATGCCATACGAGATCAGTACAAATAACCCTAATTGTCAAGGCTACGCAGTTCAAAAGCCCGACACTAAAGAGGTTGTTGGATGCCACAAAAAACGCAGTGACGCAGTGGCTCAACTCCGTGCTTTGTATATCAATGTCCCTGACGCAGTAGTCAAATCCTCAGAACAAGATCTAGTCGATCTTCATAAAAAGTTTCACGAAAAGTATGCGAAACCTGACTCCGACACAGTAATCGAAAGTCACCATTGGATCTCTCATGGACTTAAAAAGATGGGTATTCGTTTACCATCAGAACCTAATTGGGACGATGCTATTGCTTCCTCAAAGTGGGAATTGGCAGTTGACGGAATCGACCTCGAGGAACTCGGATTAACCGAAGATCCATTTGTTCGCAGCATGGTCGATGATTGGGAAAATGGTGGAGATAACTTTTTAATTGGCGAAGTTTTAACAAGTGAAGGTCGCGAATATGTAATTAAACAAGCAGAAGTTGAAGTTGAAACTATGTTCAAGATCGCCGAAGATGAAACTTTTACTCCACCCGCAGGTGTTATCGAAGAAGGAAAGCGGGCACTCGCTTGGATTAAAGAAGGTCATCAAGGAGATGGATTTACCGATGTTGGTCGCGCTAGGGCAGCACAGTTAGCAGGGGGTCGCCCAGTTTCGCTTAGAACCTTGCGCCGAATGAACTCATACTTCATCCGCCATAAAAAAGATTCGCAAGGAGAAGGTTACAAGCCTGGAAGTAAAAAATATCCAAGTCCAGGACGAGTTGCTTGGGCAGCGTGGGGCGGAGACGCTGGTAAATCTTGGGCTGAATCAATTGTGCGTCGCGCCGAAAATGCGGAAAAGTCAATGGATGTTATCAAGGCAGATGAAGAAAGAAAGTTTACTTTAGCACCGATGTATATTCCTCATCGCCTTGATGCTCATAATGAATGGACAGACGCAGACGAATTACAAAAAGCAGTTTGGGATTATGTTAAGTCAAATGATCGCCGTATTCGACTTCAACATAACAAAGATGTCGTAGCGGGCGAATGGGTAGAAATAATGACATTCCCATACGAACTAACAGTTCCTATGAAAAAAGCAGACGGCAGTACAACAAGTGCGACCTATCCTCCTCATACCGTGTTCTTAGGCGTTCAATGGGAAGATTGGGCTTGGGACATGGTTAAAACAGGAAAGTTGCGCGGTTATTCCATCGGAGGAAAAGCCTCGCGACTTTCAGCAGATCTTCCCGAAAAACAAGAAGTGGTTGAAAACTCCGATCCGTCGGTCAATGCGGTTCATGTTGATACAATTATGAAACCAAGACGGAGAAAAAAATAATGGGTGTATTTCTAGGTGATTACAATATCTTCGGTAAGCGCGAGGACATGAATGTTATCCGCGATAAGAATGGCAAGTATGCGTCCGTAATCCGAAAAGAAGAAGGCGATAAATGTCCTATCGCAACTCAAGATGTTTCAGTTAATCTTGCTAATCGCGAAAAGGCAATAGAAACAGCAGCGTATGGTCCACTTAATCCAGCCGAGGCGAATACCGAGTTTTGGAACGCCAAAGCAAAGCGTTGGGATCTTCCAATCGCCGAAGCAAAAAAATCAAAGTGTGGCAATTGCGCAGCCTTTATTAAAACTCCCGAAATGTTGGTTTGTATCGAATCAGGTCTAAAGCAAGGCGATTCACAAAATGCGATGGATACCATCAAGGCAGGAGATCTCGGATATTGCGAATCCTTTGACTTCAAATGCGCCTCAGTTCGTACTTGTGATGCTTGGGTTTCAGGTGGTCCCGTAATTAAGGCAAAAAACCTAAAAGTTGGAGATTTCGTTCGTTGGGACTCAAACGCCTCAGTAGCACAGGGTAAAATCGAAAAGATCGTTTATGACGGCAAGATCAATGTTCCCGACTCAACCTTCGAGGTAAAAGGCGAAGCAGATAATCCCGCAGTTCTCATTCGAATCTACAAAAAGTTCGCGGACGGTTGGGAAAAAACCGATCGCCTTGTAGGTCATAAGGCTTCAACCCTAAGGTCGATTCAAGACTTGGTTTAATGGCTGCTCTAAAATGCCCGCAGTGTGGCACATATTTTAAGCGTAAGTTTGGTGGTATTCTTTCTAATGGAACAGTAGTATGTATCAACTGCAAAGTAAATGAACTCGGCAAGATTTTGATACAGGAAACCAAAAAGGTAGATTAAGTTCTCCGCCTCGGAGATACCTCCCTATCTTCGAGGCTCTTGTGTGTCGCAGTGGCATTTATCACACAGTTTGATGTTATTCTGCTCAACATGATGTGGAGGTTGCTATATGCCTAAGGCTCGTAAGATGGTTTCACTTAACATCGAAGAAACTAGCGGTGTCGATCATCCAGCACATCTACAAGAGGGGTGGTTGGTCATTAAATCGAAAGATACCGATGTATCAGACCTTCTCTCAGACCTTGTAAAAAACGAAAACACTTCAAGCGATCGCTTGAACCAAGATGGGACTGAGGAGGAACCAATGCCCCAAGACGAAGCAACAGTCGAAACTACAGAAGTAGTTGAAAAAGACGCTCTTGCCGACGCTCAAGCAAAGATTAAAGAACTTGAGATGAAACTAGGCGAGACAATGAAAGAACTCGACAAGATGTACGCGATGGATGATAAGAAAAAGAAATCGCTACAAGAGGACGAGAAAATGAAAAAGTCAGATGACATTGAAGATGTTATCAAATCTGCTCCAGAGGCAGTACAAGCCGTTGTTGCCGAAATGCGTAAAGCCGCAGACGAAGCAACCGCTCGTGCTACAGCAGCAGAAGAAGTTTTACTAAAAGAGCGTGAAGATCGCGCAGATGCCGAAGCAGTAGCAAAGGCAAAAGCGTGGGGACATCTTCCAATCGAAGCAGAGAAGATTGGTCCCGCCTTGCGTCGCTTGGCAGGTATCGATGCTGATCTTGCTAAGTCAGTTGAAGAAATGCTTAATGCTGTTGAAGCACAAGCAGAATCAGCAAATATCTTTGCCGAAATCGGCAAGTCAGCAACTCCTACCAATGGTTCTGCTTACGAGCAGTTAACTTCAATGGCAAAGGCTGTCGCTGAAACAAGTGGTGTAACTTTTGAACAAGCGTTCGCGGATGCCGTTTCTAAGAACACCGATCTCTACAGCCAGTACCTCAACGAGAAGGGTGTCAAGTAATGGCATATGAAATCAGTAATTACTCAGTAAAGGTCACGCTCGTTGCGGGCGCAGATCTTTCCAGTAAGCAATACACATTCGTCAAGTTGGATTCATCAGGTCAAGCAGTTGCAGCAGCAGCAGCAACCGATATTCCAATCGGCGTGTTACAGAACGCTCCAACCTCAGGACAAGAAGCAGAAGTGCTTATTGTTGGAGGAACAAAGATTGTTGCTGGAGCAGCAATAGGCGAAGGCGCACTTGTAGGAACTTCATCTACAGGCAAGGCAGTTGCTTTAGTCGCTGGAACCGATACAACCAAGTATGTCGTGGGTACATTGTTAACAGAATCAGCCGCAGATGGAAACATCGTGACTGCTGTAATTAACTGTGCTAACCCAGGCAGAGCAGCATAAGGAGCGAATAAACTATGCCACAGCCAAATATCAATTCAGTTCATGTTGATGCGATCCTGACAAATATCTCAGTAGCGTATCTACAAAATCAAGACAACTTCATCGCGGACAAGGTATTCCCTGTAGTTCCAGTCGATAAGAAGTCAGACAAGTACTTCACATACACAAAGAATGATTGGTTCCGTGACGAGGCTCAACGCCGTGCGGATGGAACAGAATCAGCAGGTAGTGGATACAACCTTTCAACAGGTACATATTCAGCCGATGTATGGGCTTTCCATAAGGATGTAGGCGATCAGACAGTAGCGAACGCCGATGCTCCTCTAAATCCTCTACGCGAGGCAACCGAGTTTGTAACTCGTCGTTTGCTTCTCCGCAAGGAAATCCAGTTCGTATCTGATTTCTTCACCACAGGTGTATGGGCAGACGATGTAACTGGTGTCGCAGGTGCGCCATCATCAGGCGAGACAAAGCAATGGTCAGATTATTCATCTTCTGATCCAATCAATGATATCGAGGCTGGAAAGTCTGAGATTCTATCTAGTACAGGAATGGAAGCAAATACCCTAGTTCTAGGATATGAAGTTTTCCGTCAACTAAAGAATCACCCAGATCTAGTCGATCGAATCAAGTACACAAGTTCACAAACAATCACCGAAGATATGCTTGCTCGTATGTTCGATCTTGATCGTGTTCTTGTTGCTAAGGCAGTTAAAGCAACTAACAACGAAGGTGCTTCTGATGCGTATTCATTCGCATATGGTAAGAGCGCACTTCTTTGCCACACTGCTTCTGCTCCTGGCTTGCTAACACCTTCTGCTGGATACACCTTCTCATGGACAGGTGTTTCAGGCGGTATCGGTTCAACAATTGGCGTAAGTTCATTCCGTATGGAATCACTAAAGGCAGAGCGCGTCGAGGCTGAAATGGCTTTCGAGAACAAAGTAATTGGCGCAGATCTTGGTTATTTCTGGAACACAATCGTCGCTTAATAAGTAACAACAGGTAGGGGGGATGGACTAGAAATCCTCCCCCCTCTTTACATAAGGAGTAGAAATGCCACAAGTAAACAGAATATCTCGCGGTGAGGTATCAGTAGGTGGAATCGTCGGTTCAACAGGCGATGTAACTTACGGATTAGACTTCGGTACTGCATCAGTTGATCCTGCGTCAATCGCAGCAACAACTCGCGGGTCAGTTACTTTCACCCTTACAGGTGCTAAGACAACCGACATCATTATTGTTAATCCACCATCAGACTTGAACGATGATTTGATTTTCTGTGGAGCGGCTGTTTCAGCAGCAGACACAGTTTCAATTTATCTTTACAACCCAACAGCATCAGCAATCAATGACACAGCGCGTACATTCTCGTATGTGTGGATTGATATGACTGCGTAGTATGAAAGCAAAACTATTAAAGAAAATGATCGTTGATGGTAAAAGTTTGCCAGCAGGATCAGTTTTAGATGTAAGCGGATGGCGAAACGCTAAGTCTTTGGAAAGTATGCGCTATATTGCGTTTATTCTTGAAGATGAAGCACCTGCGGTTGAAAAGTCAAAGGTCGCCAAAGCAAAAGAAGAACCAGCAGTAAAAGAAATCTCACTTAGTTAATTAGGTAGGGTGGTTTTCGGATCACCCGCCTAGTTACTTAGGAACGGAGCGAAAATGGCAGTTACACATAACATCGTGTCGGTTGGAACAACAGCGACCGTAATCTCTACTGCTGTAAACGATCGTGAAGGTCATTCAGTTTTAATTCAAAATCCATCCGCTAGTACTACCGTGTACATCGGTGGAACTGGTGTAACGACCACTTCTTATGGAGTGGCTCTAGCAGGTGGGGCAGACATTTCAATCGACCTTCAACAAGGTGAGATCGTGTATGGAGTAGTTGCTTCCAGCACTCAAAATCTAAATGTTTTACGCGCTGGCAACTAAGGAAATCTACTAACGACATAGGAGGAAAAGATGGCACTAACAGCCGACTTGTCCACCATCACTTTAACTGGAACTTATGTCGATATTGAAGGCAACCCTGTAAGCGGATCAGTTAGATTTACGCCCCAAAGTATCATCAAGGACACTGACCAAAATCAAATTATTATCAATATCCCAATACAGGCGACCTTGAACGGCAGTGGCTCATTTTCCGTTGTATTGCCAGTTACAGACGACACGGATGTTGCGCCAACTCCCTTTGCTTATGAAGTAGAGGAAATCTTCCCAGGCGGCAGAACATTCTTTATCACTATCCCTGGAGGTGGTGCTGCGAGTCAAGATATTGCGGATCTCGCTCCCGCAGTAAGTAATGAAGAAGCAGCAAGTTATGTTACTCAATCTCAATACAATA